AATGGATCGATACCCTTTGCTTGTTGAATCGAAAGGAGGACAAAAACAATTTGCTTCGAAGACACTTGTTTTCACCTCCAACAACTTACCTGCAACCTGGTACAAGACTGAAACCTACTTTGATTCTTTTATCAGAAGAGTCACTAAATGGATCTACATGCCAACAGAAGGAGTATCTGGAGAATACACAGACTATAAAGATTTCTTACGCGCAACAGAAAGAATAATAAGTTTTGGAAACCAAGTTTAATTTATTAATTTTAATACAAACCCTATACCCTTACCCCTAGTTTGTTTTTATGTTTAAACATGTTTGTTCCCTTAACTAGGGTTACCTCGCAAGCTCGACTAACCCTAGTTTGATGATTGATTCTTAATCAAATCCGTATACGTAACGTTATACGTAATTATGCATTGACATGCCAAATTATCCGGATTCGCAGCACCACCTATGCTACTCATGCCAACAATAAATAATCCGGTTAAAGCTGGATCTGAACCTTGAATAGCTTGGAGAGATGGATCCCTTTTAGGGATCCCATACAACATATGAGGCCAACAACTAAAACGTAACGTAGGCATTCTTTGGGATGTATTTTGGGGACAAAAGCGCCACACAAAATTCTTATTCCCTTCCTCAATAAGAGTATTAACATCGTTAGGATAATCACTTCCACTTTGTTCACGCAAAATCCATAAACGACAACCTCTTTCATTCTGAGCATAAAACTGACCTTGAGACACTGTAGTACCAGCAACATCATTCGAATAGGCATTATTGACAACTTGAGTTGTCAAAGGTATAACAGTAATCGTCGCATAGTTGACACGATATGTACCATAAATAGCAGCATAGTTGTCCCGAAACATAGGCTGATGACCAGCTCCTGTTTTGTCAGGATCAAAAATAGAATTAACTGCAAATAGACGCGTAGCAGATGCAGTGCCACTAGCATCAAGAGTAAAATCTTGAACATAACGAAGCGCAACTGTCTTCGTCGCCGCAAAGTTACCCAACGGGGCTCGAAACTTCGGGACATACTTACGCTTGAACCTTGAATACTTCGTCTTCTTTGCGCGGCGATTACTACGTCTTCGCACACGCTTCCTCTTCAACTTGTTGAAAACCATCTTTTTGCGAAGTGACAAAAAAGGGTTGTGTCTAACATAGGGGTATAAGCCCATGGGCTTATGGATCGGATCACGGCTGGGGGTAATACTGATCCCCAGCCTATGGTCACAGCCCAAAATTCATTGGTCCTCACAATCCAAAATGGCCAAATCTAGAAATTGGTGCTTCACTCTCAATAATCCTGAAGAAGGCCAATTTGAAAATCCATCTAATTTTAAAATGATAATCGCAAGTTTAGAAACTGGGGCTTCTGGAACTCCACATTACCAAGGCTATGCGGAATTCAACACTAGCGTGGCTTTGTCTCATCTGCGCAACTGGAATGGACGCGGCCACTACGAAATTAGGAAAGGTACTCAATACGAAGCTGTAAAATATTGTTTAAAAGACTTTTTGGATGACGGTGGAAAACCTATCGAACTCTTCGACGTTTCACTCGAAGTCTTGGAATCTTTCGGTGTAATCGCTGAGGGCGTCGACAAGACTCAGATTCTTTCTGCTTTCCTAGCTGCGCTGGAAAACAAAAAACTTTGTAAATTAACTGCCCTAAAGCAGTTAATTGATGACGGATCCACGGAAAAGGAGATCGCGGACTACGATTTTGCAACATGGTGTAGAAGCCACAGAGCTTTAGAGGCCTATCGTGCCCTATCGGTAGATCCTCGTAATTGGATAATGGAGTGCATCGTAATCTATGGGCCAACTGGAACTGGGAAGAGCAGACACTGTAACGAGACTTATCCTGGAGCATATTGGAAGCAAAGAGGAAAATGGTGGGACAATTATGGATGCCAAGATGTAGTTATACTAGATGAATTCTATGGATGGCTCCAATATGATGTTTTACTACGACTAATGGATCGATACCCTTTGCTTGTTGAATCGAAAGGAGGACAAAAACAATTTGCTTCGAAGACACTTGTTTTCACCTCCAACAACTTACCTGCAACCTGGTACAAGACTGAAACCTACTTT